AGAAAAAATTTAAAAATGGTGACATTTAAAAACGTCACGCCGCTAGCGTTAAAGGCTTGATGAGCGGCGGCATAAGAAACATACCTTGGTAGTCATCTCCATATTGTAGCAACCCCAACCCATTGCCGGGTAATGTTGCTGCGGAGACCGGACTTACTATGGTCTGCGGTTTTGAAAAGTAAAATGGATGAGTTGAATAATAAGGAATCGTGGTCCTTCCGATTTGTCCTGTACCCTCTAACTCATCTGGAAGGGTTGTTGGTGAATGCCTACTATATATAATCGCAGTGGCAGTGGGGATCGTTATTTGACCAAAGTGGCCCGAATATGTCGATGTATTTCCTGGTATCTCGGTGACAACCATCGATCCACGATAATAGAGAAAGAGTGATCCCCAGTAATACTGTATCCTCCTCTGCCCTTCTGGTTCCCCACCATCCATAACAGGGCTGGTCATAGCAAACGTCGGTATGTAATCAGCACGTCGCATATAGTCGATAACCTTCATTGGACACTCAGGGTTGGATCTTCTACACTCCACTGCTAAACGTGGTTTACTCTTATTACCACACGAATCTATACATGCGTCAATGAACGGTTTGAACTTAGTTTGAGTAAAATGTTTGTTCAAAGAATCGCATTCTTTACGGAAGCCTGTTCTCATGGTCCCTCTGGAGTCCAAATTACTAATGGGGATTTTGGGAAGGGCTACTTGAAAATCCGGACCAGCGCATCTAAACAATGCTGCATCCACATAAGGTGTCACCGTAGTTGTGGGAGAACTTATATTCAGGCATTCAATTGACGCTGCCACTGTCATCCCATCGCCCGAGTCAAACCCTGCATTACTCGGGGTTACGGTCCACGCTACATTAGAAATATATGGGAGAGTGACATTATACCAAGTATCTCCTTTAACATCTATTATGACACTTAACAAGTCTGATATATTGCTCCCTGACCCTCCTGTCCACATCTTTAACAGAAACCGTGCTGAAGTGTACGCATTAGTCGTGAAATAAATTGAGACCTTGACTGATCCCCTCCAATACGTATGGGCTTGTACTGAATGCGACAAAAAGTCCCCTGATGGAAAATTTATTCCTCCCGAAGAATTGACGAGATCATAAAAAGCCGGGTTAAACTTGATCAGGTAAGGAGTGGGAGTCGTGGTGAAAGTTATTTGCTGAAACAATGAAGGATGAGACATGAGTGTCCCCAGTGTCATCGAGCTATCCGCAAATTTCTCATCTGTGGGATCTAAAAGAGAGGAAGATTGTGGACAAAGTGATTCAGAAAGGCTCATTGAATCACAGTTTGACAGCCCCGCAAATTTTTTTATTACCATAGGTGAAGGGAATCGAGTATCCTGAGGTTTGGAGAATTCTGTATCATTGATAAAATTCGCGATATTACGCCATGGTTCTCCTACATAAGGTAATGTCTTTATCACGTTAGACGCTTTCGTCACTAACGTTTTGCTCGTAAAATCCCTCTCTTTGTTCCTCTTCTCCTTTCCTGACTGCTTTTCAAAAGCTATTGGTGGTTTACGTTGAAAACCCCAAGTCACTGGATCAACCAATGATATGAACACCCTCATCGGTATTGTTGATGTTGCTCCATTTGGTCTAAAAGGAGTCAATGGAAGTGCACACAATGTGAAAGCAGGTCGAGTGCTGTCTAACTTATACCCTTCTGCAGGGGCCACATAGGGTACCACATACTCCATATCGGTTTCACCTCCTATTGTCATTATGCTGGAATTACACATTGATAGATATCCCGCCCTGATATGCGATGTATTCAAATCATCGGAGAAGGGCAAGTAGCCAAACATTATACTTCCTTGATGCGTGGCTGTAGAGCTTATCACAAAACGGAATCGAACACCATAACGCCCGTAAGTGAAACGGGCCATGTCTGGGAACGCTGATGAAAAGAATGATGGAGAAAACTGCCATATCACACCAGTCCAACTGGTCGTTATCGTCTCCGTGTCGTATTCAAAAGGTCTTATTAGAAGCGCTCGAGGGGTGTAATCTCCATATGGGTAAACCAGTGATATGTCTGCTTGTTTAGGTTGATCTGAGATTATATTCAACGTTGTATTCATCTCCAAAGACAACAACCCTATATTTTCTGAGTCATCTAAAAGTACTGGTTCGGGAACCAACACTTTAGAAACTTTTAAAGTTTGATCTTGAATTTTCGTAGCCTGGTGATCAATCAAGCTATCTGTTTTATCTTGTATTTCTGCAATGCTTTTCTAAAATGGAACTCGCATCAAGGTTCCACCAATTGAGAATTAACTGAGATTAACTGCATTAACAGGGTTGGATCCCCAACCACGGGTCTTGGATATTCCCAAGTGAAGGGTATTTTTAGCCTCCTCAGGCTTTTCTCTATTAATAGAGCTCGTCAACATAGCGAGATCTGAGTTCGTCAAAATCCTCGACGAACTCCGCTCCCTGCAAATTCAATCCTTTTAGGTAAGGATTTAACGTTGATCGAAAGTTTTCAAAAAACTCTCTTCCATGGAAAAAACTCTCTCGTATTGCTGTGTGTGCATTGACGACAAACTGAACTTTTGAGCTTCTATCCTTATTCTTCTGAACGTATAAACACATTCGGTATAATGAATCGGTGTTCAGTGGGCACAACATCGTTTTCGTGTCCCGATCATAATAGAATTTCCTCTTTAAAAACTCTATTTCCGATATATCATACTCCTCTACATCACCATCCTTAAAACAATTTACGTGTTTGGCTCCAAACAAGTGGTAGCTCAGTTTTGCTCTATTAACAGCGTTCCAATCAAAATTGTTTCCTTTGATTCGCCCCATGGCTATGACGGAATCATCCCCTGTAAAGACGCATCTATTGTACTTATTAAAAGGAAGAACCACCTCATTCATTGCACAATAAACTTCAAAAACACATCTACTCTTGAAATCATGAAACAGAGTGTTCAAAAAAATTGTCACCCATGATCCTGATGGCATCATTGCTAATGGTTTATACACTTTCTTTCCCAAGAGAACATAGGGATGGAGTAGTGAGTAGAGACTACAAAAGACAAGCTTTTTAAAACCTGGTGGGGTGTTAATGAAATACCTATCCATCGATTCGCTAAGAGAGTAACATAAAGTCCCCCAGAATTTCAAATCCCATCCTTCCACGTCATCGGCACTAATGACGAATTCCATTCCTACTGGAAGAAAATTTTTAAGCTCCATTAATCTCGAGTGTATATATTTCCACTCTGGTCCGAAAGGGTTAAATCCGACTCCGAAGGAGTTTTCTCTCTTTGCACACATTTGAGCGAAAAGGTCTCCGAAGATTTGTTTTAAAGCCATATTTACGTGAAACGGAATAAGGAAAAACATTCGGAACTGTTCGGCTTGCACCTTTTGTTTTGTGTAAACCTGGTCCTTCAAACAACCCTCTGTGAGGATTGGTTTGATTATGCCAGCGGACCACTGTTGTATCAATTTGTCTTTGGCATCTTTAATATAAGGAACCAACTCCCCATCCGCAGTAATTAAGGATTTCCTGCTAACATTAAAGTGTCGCAAAATGGGCCCTACCGAGGCTCTTTTATCTGTATTGGCCAATCTTTCATGGCCTTCTATAAGCTGCTTCTCACTCACCATTTGGTACTCCCTGGAAACCACACTAGGCGTTAAAAATCCATCCCAATTGGAGTACTTATCAAACAAAATATCATTTGATTTTTTATGATTGTCTTTCGCTCTTCGTAGCGCATTTATCATTTTGAAACCTGTTGGGTCCATATATGATCCTAGTTCCCATTTATCTTCAAATGGGCATCCTAGATGTTGATACTTTCCATCTTTGATTCCCCAACCTCCAACTAATACAGATCTCTCCCAACTAGTCTTGCCAGGAGCGCCCGATTTGAGGTTGACCTCACCTATAAATTCAAAAGGATTATCTGAAGTGTTATATCCTTCCGTAAAATCTAACGTGTACGGTCCCACCGAAAAATCTGCATCTTCCAATGCGGTATTGACTGCTACCGCTTCTTTTTCAAAAGGCTTCTCGAAGAAAGCAATAGCTTGCTCATAATCTTCAACATAAATAGGAGAGATCAAACTCTCACAAGTATTTGGATTTCCTGCAATGTGGAGACCTACCACACATCTATCAATGGTTTCATCTCCCGTTATATAGGGAAGCCCACACTCACCTTTCCAACCGTGGGAGCTAACCCTGAGAACATCACATCTCATGTCATTATCCTGATCATAAAATGGTTCTCGGATCATGACCCCACCTGTTGCATATTCGGTGCAATGTCGTGGCTCCCCTTCCTTATGGATATAAGAAACTCTATAAAGATCATTACCGCGAATCGGGTCTTCTCTTGTTCGCAATCTTTTAACCACACTCCTAAACTTATCACCTCTTTTTAATGCAAACCATACCTGATCACTCATTTCTTGTGAATCAGTCTGGGGCATCAGAACTAGTTGATTCCTATTAATCTCGCATAAGCTATCGTCTGATCGCAATGGATTAAGCATCTGTAAAGTTTCCCAAGATGTTCCAATAATATGAGCTGGTGCCACTCCAACTGATCCACTAACCATAAGACAATAGCCGGAGTTGATAGATGCTCCTGCTGAGTCGTAGGTTATGACTTGCCTAACGTTACGGTAAAAGTCAAAAACTTTTCTCGGAGCTGATTGTTTCTCAAACTCCTTAACTCTCATATTCTTCTTTGCCAACATCTTGTTCTGAATATACTTCTGATGTGGATCATCGGATTGCTTAACCACCCTTCTTTTCTTACGGTATAAATTATCAAACAACCATCCAACAAAACCAACAAATGTGGCCACTCCTGCTCCAACTAAAACTACAGTGATGAATGTCCTAGAAGAAATGAAAGCCCATAAATGTTGGAGATATCGGTATTCTGTACGCCTAAAGTAAGTGTTTAAGCTTGCTGTGTCTACTCCTACTCCGAGCTCCTCTTGCGTTGCCGGTGGTAATGTTTTAACATAATCCCACATCTCCACACCGGTTAAAAGGGTATGGTCTGGACTTCCAGTTGTGATAGACTTAGCGAAAAGCCACTTACGAATGAATAGAGGTAGGTAAGAAACCTCATCTGTCAAATTAGGAGTATAAACAAACATACTTCTCAGGTATGTCAATGCTTCATATTGATTTTCGACAACTTTATTGGCCCACCGAGGCATAACACCAGATCTGTCGACCCAATGTTGGGACTTCAGGTGTCCTGATTCCGTTTGGCTTAAGTCGGGGCATCCAGGATGGGTTGGTGTTATATGTGTATTTTCCAATATAATCCATTGCCGTAACGCATGCAACGGAGAGGAAAACAACCCACGAATTTTTGCGACAACTCGTTGATATTGAGGTACTGAACCATAATGTGACCAATCATTTGTATTTGGTATCACTATAGTTTTGGTTTCAGTGACTCGATAATAACGTGGCAACAAACCATACTGAAACAAACGAGTTTTAAATGAGGAGACAGTGACCTCCATCTTAATAAACCCGCCCCAAAAGTCAACACTCTTAATGTGTGGTGCCACTCCTCCCGCACTCATAAAAGTATTGAAGGTCTCCAAAGTGATGAGACCTGCTTGTTTCTCAAACACTCCAATTGTATTTGTAGTCAGACCTCCATTGGTTTTATCTACATACATTGCGAATGGCCAGTATCTAGATCGGCAATCCAGACACGAGTAACACAGCCCTGATTTCTTCAACGGTCTACATCCTGAGTTGCAACCACCCCCTTCTTTAATTTTAAGGTTCCAATGCTGACTACACGAACATTTGACTATCTGCCCAGTGGTCGATAAATGATTGAGGGTCCTTATACAACACTCTTCATAATCATCATAATTTTCCTCACTTGCCTCTGAATCATAATACTCCACTCCCTCATTTAAGATGGCTGGTGGATCATAAACATCCTTCATGAGATTATTCCTATAAGTCGCAGCTACCAAATTCGGGTTAACTGTTACATCATCTGGTAACTCTATCAATTCATAAGAAGGAGGAGATTGCTGGTGAGAATATCTTTGAGCAATCAATCTGAAAACATCACTCGCCAATTGGGATGGGGAAACATTAACTGTTGAATCCTTACCTACCTCAGTCTGCACATTGAATGAGAAACATTCATCAAAATCTGACATCTTAATCACAGAGTTATTAACCATTTTCTGCGATATTCTATTCATTTTGAGGCAATATGTGAAACGATTGGTTAACGCACTAGGCTCCTTCAGACCTAAGTTTTCCAATTTTGGATCATTACTCGTTATTATTATAAGAGGTGAACGAAAAAATGTACGCCCCTTGTCATCCAAATGTGCCATATTTAAAGGATAGGCGGTGCAATTTGCCATATGGATTATCTCCATGGCTTCAGGTAAACGAAAGCCCGTTTCATCATTTGCTTGAAAAGCGTCGTCGAACATAGTGCAAAACTGGCCACTATAACCAGTCCAATAAGAATCTGTTATCATTCGGTTAAATATAGCAGCACTATACGTATTCTTTATCTTAGCGTTAAAAGACATCATAAGGCATTTCGCCATGTGCTTTGAAAAATTAGATTTTCCCACTTGACTACTGCCATGTATAAAAAGAACCACTGGTTCCAAACGGTTCTCTTCTGCTGCTTTCCTGTCCAGTGAAACATATGTACTGAACTTTGAGGCTAGCATTTGCTGTATGTTTGTATAACTTGGGGTAGAAACGGCATAATTAATATTGTCCGACAGATACTTATAAAATTCTCTAAATTTGGTGATTTCGTCAGGAGTATCTGGACTCGTGGTCTGCAGCCAATGCATACATGCATCCATTTCTGCTCGCACCTCTTCATCTGCAAAAATATGTGTACCTGTCATTAGATAAGCACATTTATCTAAATATCTTTTAATATAACTAATCATATAAGGTATTGCATCCATAGCGTGCTTAAACTTAGTTATATCAGTGGCTAACTTAACTCCACTGAAAAGACCTAATTGTGTTGCCAGGTATTGTTGACACCACGCAAATGTTTCTCCAAAAGATTCTTTTTGAAAAGTGTTCTTAAAAACATGAGAAACTGGATCGAAGGATGTTGCTGCCCATTGTAAGAATGCAACGAATTGAGTAGTAAAACTCACCAAGCAACAACCAATCAAAATTACCATTGAGACTGCAAAGACCCATTTCAGATCAATGCCGGACGGCAACTGAGATTTGAAACTAATCCACCACTTGATAAGCTGGTTCTTAACCATATCATACACACTATCTTCTTTTTTAGAAATAAAAGGTACAGTAACATGCACACCAGAAGATGAAATCCCAGTTATATTTCTAAGGTAACTTAGCATGGTCCCAGATTCTTTCTGAAATAATGAGAAATCTGATAATTTACTAAAGTGATTTTTATCCTGCGATCTATAATCTCGAACCTTCATAGGCATAAGTGGTTGAGCAGCTTCCCGAAGTTTAGTACGAACTTCTTCAGGATAAGGTTCAAAAACCTGTGTCGAACCTATTGCTCTACCCAACCCATAAAAAAGGGCTGGATGCAACCTTGCGACATTCTGAAATAACCAGACTAATCGACCCTTACGTCGAATAGGATCCAAATCCTTCTTAACTGGTGGCGGTACATAATTCCCTTTCAGTATCGCCCACCGATTTAATAAAATACCTGTCTCATAATAAATCTCGAATCCCTCCTGAAAAGATGGGTAATGACGCTCTTCTAAATCATCGGGGAGGATATACCCGTTGCGAGCGCAAATTTGGAAAAATATTTGCACATCTTTGTGTTGATGTGCGTGTGTGATCTCATTCTTTTCCTCACAATTAACGTGAGATCTCAACATCTTAAAACTTCGCTTTTTATTGCGAGATTCATATCTATCATCCTTATATTCATTAAACACGAATTCTTCATCATCAGTGTCGTCAGTAAGCATCTTATTAATCTTTTTAATTCTTTTGGCTTCCCTACACTTCATGCTTTCCTTAGCAAATTTCATACTACCTGATCTATCCATTACTGGACCAAAATCTTCTGAATCACCATACTGGCTTCTTAAAGAGAGAATCTCTCGATGAACAAGTGAATCCATTGCTATTATTATAATTTTCCTTTTGTTTATTGTCTTAGAAGATGATCTTCCGCTTTCCTAGCCGAGACTAATAAACTTTGCTTATATCTAATTTGTGTGGGGCTTCTTTGCCGCGCGAAGTGTTTATCTGATTCTTCGCTTTGTAGGGTTATCGGTCCCCTCCTATCTAGTTTTCGTATTTCGGATAAAAAACTAGCAAACGAACCGTTTTATTTTATTTTTGCGATCTCTCGTAATCAAATTAACGACAAAAGATTTGATTGTAATCTTCTCCAGTTGTCAACAAAACTACAGGTACTCATCTAAGTCATGCTTAGATTTCACTCCTGCGTCTCCCTTGGGTATCAGCCTCAGGGGTTCACAATAGCAAGGTCCTTACATCTCCTCTTTCGTGGTAAATAATTTGGCTTACTAAAAATTCTTAATGTTTTTGGTTTTTAATTTTCTTCTTTTGTTTTGATTTTCTTTTTTGTTTTCCTCCCTCGGATCTTTTCAACGATCTCCGTTCGGTTATTTACAATTAAAATACATTTTGTTGTGAATTTGGTTTTATAATTTGTTCTAATAAAATAAACGGGTAGCTACAGATATAGTCTAAATAAGCAAAGACTAACACTCCCTCGTGGACTATAAGAAAGACCTCTATACCGTTTCCCAGGACCATCTCGTTACAAGATGGTCTCAGTTCGTATACTTAGGCCGTCCTTAC